AAGCTCATTAAAGCCAGCAGCGAGACCACTCTGAGAAGCCAAAGAGACTGCATCATAGGAAGTGCCGACAGTTTGGTTGCCGTTCAGACGCGTAACACATGAAAACTCTTTGCGATTCGACGGAATCCGAGTGTAATATTTAACTCTCAGACCTCCACGAATACATACAAATGCTGGAGTAAGATAATTCATCAATGTGTTTTTGCAAAAGTTGTACGGTGTACCATCACTTGTGGCAAATCTTCCATTTGGATCATATCCACGATAAAATGGAAAGTCCTGATTGGTAAGAGACGTAATACCAAATGTATCCGGAGACAACTCAGTATACGCGGTATGATAATTATACCTTTTCAGGCATTGCCGGAAAGACACGACAGGATCTGCATGAAAGACAAGAGGAGTATGATCCTCCGTCAAAGTAGCAGCCATAGTATCTTCTGGACGCATCATCATTGGTGCAGTTTCATCAGTAGTTAAATCAGAGTCGGGTTGTGTTTCAGCCATTTGAGGAAGAAATCCAATCTGAGGTTCAAAATATGATAAAAACTGCAATTGACTGTCTGCCGGGTCAAATACTTCAAAATCATCACAAGTCTCAACGAAGACATTGATTTGTACATCGTTGTTAATAGTGCTGTTTGGTGAAGTAAGATCATTGACTATGTAGACAGCAAGGACGCCATTGAAGAAATCAGTGGTCAAAACCAATGGAGAAGTGCTAAACATCGATTGTAAAGGACTAGCCAGAGAGACCTCCAAATAAGGACGGGGTTGCCCCCATCCAATATCCAGAGTGAAGTCTCTTTCTTTGGCCAAATCCATAACGTGTGTGTAAGCTACATTATACTCAGGATTTGCCAAGGCACCTTGAGGATCGTAAACAAAGCGCAATCTACCCTTGTGATAGGCAGATGCTACAACTTGAAAACGATACCTCATAGTACCTCTCCAATACTTAAATGGCAATGCTGCAAAAGCAGCGGGTGTCAAGTGCAATTCGGTGTCATTCACAGAATTATAGGCAACAGGACTGACTCCGATGGAGAACAAATGATCTCCAGGGCTATCAGAAATTTGCCACCCGAAAGTGGTCAAATAAGATTCGCGCATGGAAATGGACCGAATCGCCATCTCATCAGTATTAGATAAACCCACAACTCGTGGATCAACTGTTGTTTCCTGTTTAACATCCAACGTAAGTTTTGTGGATGTGTCATGTGTGTTGGTATTAGCAATATTGCCCAAGGGCATTGCCGCATA